ACAAGGCTGGTCGTAAGTCTGAGAAGGCTTATCAATTGGCTAAGGCTTCTGCTGAATTGAAGCGAGACATCGAAGGTATCATCACAGCTAACCAAGGTCAGTCTGCTGGTTCAAGCTCTGCTGCTCGTGTTATGGGTTCATTGTTGTCTTACATCAAGACAAACACAAACAAAGGATCTGGTACAACTGCTGGTGCAGACCCTACAACTATCGGTGTATCTACTCGTACAGATGGTACAACTCGTACTTTCCAAGAGTCTATGCTTAAGGATGTAGTTGCTAAAGTGTTTACTTCAGGTGGTACTCCATCAGTATTGATGGTTTCTCCAGCATTGAAGCAAGTTGTTTCAGCCTTCACAGGTTTGGCACAACATCGCTACAACAGCAACACAGGTGGTGATGTAACTATCCTAGCTGGTGCTGACCTTTATCAGTCAGACTTTGGTGTGATCTCTATTGTTCCTAACCGTTTCATGCGTACTCGTGATGCTTTGGTACTTGATCCTGAATATGCAGCATTAGCATATTTGCGCCCATTCCAGACTATCGACTTGGCTAAATCAGGTGACTCAGAAAAGACTCAGATCTTGGCTGAATTAACTCTTGAAGTTAAGAACGAAGCAGCTCATGGCGGTGTATTTGACTTGTCAGCAAGTTAATAAGTGAGTAGAATTGGGGGTGGGGAAACTCACCCTCATTTCTTGGAGATTTAATGTCAAAATTACTAGGTGATTTTGGGGAAAATAAAACTGCTTACTCTGATGGAGAAGGCGGTCTTATTATTGAAACTAAGCTAGATCTAAGCGATTTTGCTGAAGCTACCAAGCAAGTTTACAAAGAGAATAGTGGTTCTAAGGGATGGGGAGATACTCCATATGACCCTAAGAATCATATAGCTTGTATACCACCAGAGATTATTGGTGATTTAAACAAGAAGAATATTATGAAGGGCTATCAAGTCATTGATATGCCAGCACTAAAAAGATGGTTAAATGACCCTGATAATCGAATATTTAGAACTCGAGGGGGTCAAATCTAATGGCTACTATCGCAGTCTGCATCCCAGCTAGAGGACAGATGGAAGTAGGAACAGCTTTTGACCTAGCTCGAATGGTCAATCATGTAGCAAGAAACACAGAACACCAAGTAAATCTCTACACTTCTATGGGTACTCTGATATTTGACCAAAGAAATAATATGGTCGAATCAGCCCTAGAAGAAGGCGCAGATTATGTCCTGTTTATTGATGCTGACATGAGATTCCCTAAAGACACTCTTGAGAGGCTACTGAGCCATGACAAGGGGATTATTGGGGTAAATGCAACAACTCGCTCTACACCGGTCAAGGCTACTGCTAAGACACTAGAGATTGAGGCAGATGGCACTTGCAACTGGAAGCAAATATCTTCTAAGAATAAAACTGGAATACAAAAGGCTGATGGAATAGGCTGTGGTGTTATGCTAATTAGTAAGCAAACACTAACTTCTATGCCTAAACCTTGGTTCTTCTTTGAATTACTGCCTGAGAATAAGCTCTTAGGTGAGGATATTTACTTCTGTATCAAGGCAAAAGATGCAGGGATTGAAACTTTTATAGACCATGATTTGTCTCAAGAGATAGGTCATGTCGGAAATTATACTTATGGCTGGCATGATATTAGCTAGAGGAAACTATGGCATTTACTAATTATTCTGATTTACAGACCACAATAGCAAATTATTTAGGTCGAACAGATTTAACAACTCAGATCCCTGACTTTATTACTTTGGCTGAAACTAGATTAGCTAGAGAGTTAAAGACTAGAAAGATGTTGAAGTCTGCTACTGCTCCTATGACAAGTGGTGATGGCAAGGTAGCTTTGCCTACAGACTTTATAGAAGTAAGAGATTTATATATCCATGGTAACCCTAGGATGCCTGTTACTTATCTAGCTCCTAGTGCCTTCACAAGAGATGCTAGGGCAGATGAGTCTGGCTTACCTGTGTTTTATACAGTCTTGGCTTCAGAGTTCTTGTTTGCTCCGATTCCTGATTTTGCATACACACTAGAGATTCTTTACTATGCAAAGCCTACTATTCTAAGCAGCACAAATACTTCTAATGTCTTTTTGGCTAACTATCCTGATGCCTTGTTATATGGTGCATTGGTAGAGGCAGAGCCATATTTAATCAATGATGCTAGGGTTCAATTATGGATTAGTCTGTATGACCGAGCAGTTAATGCAATCTCTACTTCTGACGAAGGTTCAGAATATAGCGGTGTCCCTCTTACAATGAAATTAGCTTCAAGATAAGGAAAAATCATGGCTGAAATGTCAAACTATTTGGAAAATGCAGTAATTAATGCAGTTCTCCGCAACACAAGCTACACAAGCCCTACTACAGTTTATGTAGGTCTTTTCACTAGCGATCCTACAGATGCTGGTTCTGGTACTGAAGTAACAGGTGGATCTTATGCTCGTACTGCTGTTACTTTTGGTTCACCTAGCAATGGTGTATCTACAAACAGCGCAGCAGTAGAATTCCCACAGGCTACAGGTAACTGGGGTACTGTTGCTTATATCGGCATCCATGATGCTTCTACTACAGGAAATCTTCTATTCCATACAGCCTTGGATACTTCTAAGACTATTGAAACAGGCGATATTTTCAAGATTGCAATAGGTAGCTTATCAGTAACTTTGGCTTGATGAATCATGCCAGCCGATATTCAATCACCATTTAGTCTTGAACAGCTAGATTTATTTAGCACAAGCATAGATGGGCTGGCTTTTTCTTTAGATAGCACTTATTACAATGATGCTGGCACTTTTATTTACTATGGTGATGGCTCTGTTAGCTCTACAGCTAGTGTTTCAGCCAATGCTTTTAGAGATAGATTTGGTGTAGCAAGTGTTACAAGCTCGGCTAGTGTTAGTTCTGATTCAATAAGGATTAGGACTTCTACAGGCTCAGTTTCATGCACAGCTACAGTTACAGCAGATGCAGATGTCATAAGAATGGCATCAGGCTCGATTACAGCCTCTGCAAGCGTATCTGCCGAAGCAATTAGGGTAAGGACTAGCACAGGCTCAGTAAACTCAATAGCGACTGTTTTAGCGAATGGCTTTAGAGAGAGATTTGGAGCTGGTTCAATTACAGCTAGTGCAACAGTTACAGCGAATGGCGCAAGAGTTTTATCTGGTGCTGGCTCAATATCTGCAAGTGGTACTGTATCTGCTGACTCTATCAGGATAAGAACTTCATCTGGAGCAATTAATGGACTATCAACAGTTACAGCATTGGGTGGAGTTCAATACTCAGGTATTGCAGAGATTACAAGCATTGCGACAGTATCAGCTTCAGCAAATGCAGTATTTAGCGCATCAGGCTCAATTAGTAACTCAACTACTGTTAGTTGTGTAGGGGTAATCCTAGGGGATAACTGGAGCTTAGACCAGATTGGTAATGAATCTTGGACTCCAGAAACTCCTGAGAATCCTAACTGGACAGTTGTAACTGCAAGCAATGATTCTTGGACAGATGTATCAATAAGCTCAACTGGGTGGACATCTGTCTCTAATGGCACAGCACAATGGGTAAATAAATGAATCAAAGAATAACTTTTGGCGAGTGGCTTCCAGACCAACCTTCTGTGACAGGCGCATTGGTAAAGGCTAATAATGTCTTTTCTAAGGCTATTGGCTATGGAGCTATCCCATCTCCTGTGGACTATTCACAATCAGCTTCAGAGAATCTAACCAATGTTGTAGCTGGTAGAAACCCTGATGGAACTACAAGTATCTTTGCCGGAAGCGAAACAAATCTATATAAGTTAGATACAGCAGATTTAAGTTTGGATGATGTATCTGGTTCTACTTATGCTACTCCTGTTGGTCAAAGATGGAGATTTACACAGTTTGGGCATAGATTGATTGCAGCCAATGGATTTGACCGATTACAAGGATGGTTATTAGGCACTTCTACAGCATGGGCTAATTTGGCTGCTGATGCACCAAAGTCTAGATATGTTACTGTAGTTCGAGATTTTGTG